ATGTAATGATGAGTTTACACCAAATGGGTAGGGGGACTTTCGAGTCCCCTTTTTTTTGGGTATAATTAATTTACTATACAAATAACTTGAATACAGACGCGTATAGTCGACGACCTAAAGACTGTATTCTTTAATTTAGGAGACAATTATGTCAAATACAACATTTACAGGTCCAGTCAGATCAGTAGGCGGTTTTACAGTCGTTTCTGCGAAAGACGATGGGACTACACAATCAAGCATAGACTCAAGCGGTATTGCCTCTTTTGATGCGAATACCATGCCAGTTGAAGCTGGTACAGGTATCACCACAGGTTCTGGAACAATCTACAGAAGTTCTGTAATGCAAAGTGGTGGTATCATTACTACACAAATTTTAATTGATTTAACAGGTTTAAGATCAACAGGTTCAGGTGACATTATTGGTGTAAACGGTACATCATTAGTTTGTCACATCGGTCAAATCACAGCTGCTAGAAACGGCACTATCTTAACAGGTAGTATGGAGTGTTTTGAAGCACCTGCTGGTGGGGATCCAGATATCAACGTGCACTCTGCGACAGAAGGTACAGGAGTTGAAGACGGAGCTATCGGCGATTTAACAGAAACATTATTAGTTAATGCTGGAGACGCAACATTAGGTAGTAAAGTATACTTTACAGCCGTACCTGCTGCTGATGAGTTCTTATATTTAACCACTGGTGATGCGACAGATGCAGACTACACAGCGGGTAAATTACTTATTGAACTAAAAGGCTACGACGCTTAATATAATAGGTGCCTCTTCGGAGGCACTTTTGTTCCACGTGGAACATTGTTTCTTAATTAAGGAGGGAAACTATGGCAGATACAGTAACGGGACCTACAATCCTACAAGAAAATGACAAAAGAGTTACCATAAAAATTGTCAATCAATCAGATGGCTCAGGCGGAACCACAGTATTTGCTGATGTTTCTGCTTTGGCTGACAATTCAAACGGGCAATCTGTAACTACAGTTAGTCCGCAAAGAATATGGTGGTCGTGTGCTAATGGTGATGGTGGCGATTCTTTTGCTAGATTAGATTTTGAAGACTCAGATGGCGATATACCGATTGTTACATTGGTAGATTCAGGTTATTGGGATTTTAGAGAATTTGGCGGAATACCAGCGAATACTTCATCAAACTCAAACCAAAACGACGTTAATTTTGTTGTGCCAAGCACAGCTGACAGTGGTAATACTTACACGGTGGTTGTAGAGTTTATTAAAAACTACGATTAATTATGGATATTACGGTAGAGCAATATACAAATGATTTAATAGGCTTTAAAAACGGCGGTATGCCTGCTCGTAACAAAAAGAATTATCGCCCAACAGAAAAAGGTGCTGGTATGACGAAAGCTGGTGTTAAGGCTTATCGTCGTATGAATCCTGGCAGTAAATTAAAAACTGCTGTCACTGGTAAAGTAAAAGCTGGTAGTAAAGCTGCAAAACGCAGAAAGTCATTTTGTGCAAGATCAGCTGGACAAGCTAAAATGCACAATATTAACTGCCGTAAAACTCCAAATAAACGCATATGTCAAGCGAGGAAAAGATGGAAATGTTAACAAACCTTTATAAAAATGTTGATAAGCTGTGGACTAAGTATAAAAATAGCTGGACTACTCAAAGTTGTTTACTTAGAGATGGCATTATATTAATTTTAATTATCTTAATTATTTTATTTATATGAAACTAAGCGACAATTTTTCTCTTTGTGAATTAACTAAATCTCAAACAGCAGAAAGGCTTGGTATAGATAATTTTCCAGATCAAGAACAAATTGAAAACCTTAAAAATCTTTGTGAAAATATTTTACAACCAGTAAGAAATTACTTTAAACAGCCTGTTATTATAACATCAGGCTATAGATCTCCAGAGCTTAGTAATAAAATAGGTTCATCGTCAAGGTCGCAACACTGTAAGGGTCAAGCGGCTGATTTAGAAATTGCTGGTATTTCAAACAAAGATTTAGCTGATTGGATTAGCAGAAATGTCAATTATGACCAAGTTATTCTTGAGTTTCATGATCCATTAGAACCGCAGTCAGGGTGGGTGCACGTATCATTTGTAAACGAATATTCTAATAGGGAAAAATACTTGGTAGCTGAAAAAGATGAAAATGGCAAAGTGAGGTATTACAATGCCGATAGGTAGAGCTCAAATATCCAAGCAAATATCAAAAGCACCACAAAAGAAAAAGTGGTCTAAAAAAAGAAAAGCTAAAATTGACTGTAAAAAACCAAGAGGATTTAGTGAAAAAGCTCATTGTGCAGCTCGTAAAAAAAGGGCTAGGTCTAGATAGAAGTATTTAAAACTGTTAAAATTTATTCATAGGAGGTTATTATGGCTCAAAAAAAGAAAGGTCAAAAGCTATGCCCAAGAGGTAAAGCCGCTGCTAAACGTAAATTTGATGTTTATCCGAGTGCTTACGCTAACGCTTATGCTAGTAAAGTATGTGCTGGAAAAATCAAAGACCCAAGCGGTGTAAAGAGGAAAGATTTTAAAGGTCCGAAACCAGTAAAAGATGGCGGTTTTATGGAAGTTGGAGATACATTAGGTTCTCCTATCGACATGGACATTGATGGCATGAATGTTAGTAATCCATCTACAAAGGATTATTATAAAGGCATGGTATAGTGAGTTTAAAGAAATGGTTTTCTGAAAATTGGGTTGATATTGGTGCTCCTAAAAAAGGGGGTGGATATAAGAAGTGTGGGCGTAAAAGTGCAAAAGGCTCAAAACGTAAATACCCTAAATGTGTTCCAGCTGCTAAAGCTGCCAGAATGAGTAAAAGTCAAATTCGTTCTGCTGTAACCAGAAAAAGGAAGGCGGGTAATGTAGGACCAAAGCCTACTAATGTAAAAACTATAGATAAAAAATATTATGGTGGATTGATAGATATTTAGGAGAATATTATGAGTAAATTTTCAAAAATTGACATTGAAAAAGCAATGAAAAATGTTGGTGAAGCATCAGCAAATCCTATTTTAATAAAAAGAGCTAAAGAACTTGCAAAACAACGAGAAGAAGGTGGTAGATTTTCTGTAAGTGATATTGAAGCTGCAATTCGATCATTAAGCAAAAAGAAAAAACCAGATTTTACACAAAAAAATAAAGGTGGTTTACAAGAAGGTTTAGAAAAATTAAAAGCAAAAGGTTTGAAGGACGGTTCTAAAGATGTTGTTAAAAATAAAGATAAAAAAAAGAAAAAGAAAAAGAAAAAGTTCCCAGATCTAAACAAAGACGGCAAAGTAACTTTCAAAGATATCTTAATAGGCCGTGGTGTGCTAAAAGCTAATAAAGGCACTATGGTACAAGCAAGAGGTTGTGGTATGGCTAGGAAGAAGAAAACAAAAATGTTTTAGGAGATTTTTATGAAAAAAGGTGACAAAAAGAAGGTAAAAAAAGTTATAAAAGGTTTAAATAAAGCTGTAGGCTTACATGCAAAACAAGCCAAAACTCTTAAAAAAGTTATTGGTGCAAATAATGGAACTCTAGTTAGAGGAACAGGTGCCCAAGTTAAAAAAACTAGGTTTAAAGGTGTATTTTAGGAGACTAAATGGCGACTTCAGGCACAACAGCATTTGATTTAGATATTGACGACATCATTCAAGAAGCGTATGAGCGTTGTGCTATTAGAACAAATAGCGGTAATGACCTAAGGTCAGCTCGTAGAAGTCTTAATATTTTGTTTTCTGAGTGGTCTAATCGTGGGATACATTTATGGAAAGTTGCATTAAATACTCAAGCACTAACATCAGGCACAGCTACATATGACGCTCCATCATCAACCAGCGATGTGTTAGAGGCATATATAAGCACTTCAAGTGGCACAACGGCATCAACCAATGATGTATCACTTACAAAAATATCTAGAAGTGATTACGCCAGTAAACCAAATAAAGGTGCAACAGGTCAGCCATCAGAGTATTATGTGGATCGCCAAACCACACCGACAATAACTTTATATCAAACACCTGATGCAAGTACCTTCACACATTTAAAATTTTATTGTGTTAAAAGAATTGAAGACGCAGGAGCTTACACAAATCAAGCTGACGTTGCGTTTCGGTTTATCCCTTGTATGGTAGCAGGATTATCCTATTACCTTGCAATGAAGATAAACCCTCAGTTAGTTCAACAAAATAAAATGATTTACGAAGATGAGTTACAAAGAGCATTGACTGAGGATGGACAAAGAACTTCGGTGTATATAACACCGCAAAGCTATTATCCATCAGGGAGTTAAATATGGCGAAAGCAAGAGGAAAATACGCAAAAGCAATATCTGACAGATCAGGTCTAGAATTTCCTTATCTTGAAATGGTCAAAGAATGGAACGGCTCTTTAGTTCATAAAAGTGAATATGATCCAAAACATCCTCAAATTCGTAGAAGAAGTCATAAATCTGATGCAATAGCGTTACAAAACCCAAGAGTGCAAGAAAAAGAGGATGTAGATAAATTTATTATTTACGTCAACAATGGGTTTAATAATAATAGCATGTTGCCTTCAGCTAGTGACAATATTATTGGAACAGAACTGGAGTCTTTTGAAATGACATCAAGTATAGGAGAAGTAACAATTAGTACATCATGAGTATTACACACGCTAATTTTTTGACGCAAGTTAGAAACTACACTGAGGTAGATTCCAATGTTTTATCAGATACTTTGATAGATCAATTTATTCGTAACATTGAATTAGATATTGCTGGTAAAGTTGATTACGATGATTTACGAGCTTATAAAACATCTACGACTGTTGCCTCTCAACGATTCGTAAGTATGCCAGATGATTTAATTTATTTAAGGTCTGTGCAAATAACCAGTAGTAGTACAAGGATTTTTTTGGAAAAAAGAGATACCAGTTTTATATCTGAGTTTAATCCTGGTGATGCTACAGGCACACCTAAGTATTACGCTAATTGGGATGACGCAACCATAGTTATAGCACCTGTTCCATCGACCACTTTCACAATACAGCTGAATTATATTATTGACCCGCCTCACTTTAATAGTTCAACGACTACATTCTTATCAACCAACCAAGAATCTCTGTTATTGCATGGTGTTCTTACTGAGTGTTTTTCGTATTTGAAGGGGCCAACCGATATGTACACATTATACAAACAGAAGTATAATGAAGAAATACAACAGTTTGCAACACAGCAGATGGGAAGTAGAAAACGTGGACAATATGAGGATGGAGTGCCTAGAATACCTGTTCCATCAGTTTCACCAAATATAAAAGGAGTAGGGTAATGGCAATAACGACTAATGCGATATGTAATTCATTTAAAAAAGAGTTGCTTGAAGGCACACATAATTTTAAGTCAAGTGGCGGTAACAGTTTTAAATTAGCACTGTACACTAGCAGTGCTACTTTAGGTAAATCAACCACATCATTTACAACAGATAATCAAGTATCGGCTACAGGCCAATACGCCTCTGGAGGAAGTGCTCTAACAAATGCAGGCACATCTCTATCATCAGACACAGCATTGGTTGATTTTGCAGATCTTTCATTCACTGGTGTGACTTTAACAGCAAGAGGTGCGTTAATTTATAACGACACAGCTTCTGGCGATCCAGCAGTGTGCGTGTTAAATTTTGGCTCAGATAAAACAGCCACATCTGGAACTTTTACCATACAGTTTCCAGCTTTCTCTTCGTCTGCTGCAATCATACGAATAGCATAGAGGTGAAACATGGCGTTAGTTCTAAATGACCGTGTAAAAGAAACCACCACGACCACAGGCACAGGCACTGTAACATTAGGTGGTGCTGTTTCTGGCTTTGAAACATTTGCTGCTGGTATTGGTAATAGCAATACAACTTATTACTGTATTGTTTTAAATGCTGAATTTGAAGTTGGTTTAGGTACTTTATCTTCAGATAGCTCAACACTTGCTAGAACAACTATTATATCAAG